AAGTCCTACAAAACTACAATGCACAAAAATCACGTTTTGGACTAACTTAATATTTATAAGATATTATGGCTTTAACATTATCAAAAACAGGGATAACAAACGGAGGAACAATCCAGGCATACCACGTTACTCAGTCAATAGATGCTTTTTCAAAACAAGCAGCCTACGACATTACTCTGTCAGGTTCTTTAACCTTAACCGGATCAGTAGCATCTTATAATGGATTTACAGGATCTTTAAAAGGGGATATTACCGGAGAAGCACAGACTTTAGATACTAGTTTCTATCCTAACGGAGTAGGTCCGGTAATTCAAAGTGCAAAAATAATTGCAGGTACTGCAAGATTGAATGGAGGTTCACCAGCATCAATTGCATTCCCGGTAACTGAACTTATGGGTAAGACCCTAGGATTAGATTGCTTTGTAACAGCAACCCTATCAGGATCAGCACCTTACACCGGAACAGTGAATGTAGGAGACTTAATAGGAGGAACTTTATCCTTCACCGGTAATAACGGAAATGCGGATGTATTCCACTTTCAGGTAGTTTACTACTAAGCATTTAATTAAAAGCCTACTACTATTTATTAGTATATGGCTAACATCCCAATATACCCAGGTTCCTCTTCCTTTTTTCCGGGAATGACCCCTTTTGGGTTTTACGACTATGATTATCAATTCCAAATAGATGCTGACAAAGTAGCTACGTTCTGTGCAAGACGCCTTGGATACCCTATAGAAAACATAGAATTACAGGATATTAATTTCTATACTGCCTTTGAAGAAGCAATAACGACTTACGGAAATGAAATTTATGCCTGGAAGGTAAGACAAGACTACCTTTCAATGGAAGGAGCTTCTACGGGTTCGGTTTTAAATCATACAGTCATTCAGCCAAACTTTGCCGGAATCATCAGACTTTCAAGACAATACGGAGAAGAAATCGGGGTTGGAGGTACAGTACCTTATTACACCGGTTCAGTTTCTACTATTGAGAATGAGCAGTTGTACGATTTAAATGCATGGGCACAGGCTTCTGCATCATTAGCAACCGGAGATACAATTGAGATTAAGAGGGTGTTTTATGAAGCACCGCCGGCAATTGTCCGTTACTTTGATCCTTATGCAGGAACCGGAACCGGGATGATGAATTTATTGGATACTTTTGGTTGGGGTAATTATTCTCCGGCTATTAATTTCCTTCTAATGCCTATCAACTACGATCTTCAGAAGATTCAAGCAATTGAATTTAACGATCAGATCAGAAAATCACAATATTCATTTGAAATTATAAACAATAAATTAAGAATCTTCCCTATACCAACAGTAACCGGAGGAAAAATTTTCTTTGAATACATTAAAAACTCAGAAAGAAATAATTTAACGGATCCTACTTTGAATAATGGCGGGGTGGTTTCTAATGTTTCTAATGTACCTTATACAAATCCAACCTACACCCAGATTAATTCAATTGGTAGACAGTGGATTTTTGAATATGCTTTAGCAATCTGTAAAGAAATGCTGGGGTATGTTAGAGGAAAGTACGATGCTATTCCAATCCCGGGAGCAGAAGTTAGACTTAATTCAGGTGATTTAGTAGCGGCAGCAACTGCTGAGAAGACTTTCCTGGTAGAAAAATTAAGAGGACATCTGGAGGATACTTCAAGAGAAAAACTTTTAGAAAGAAGAGCAGCAGAGGCAGACTACAAACAAAAAGAACTTAATATGGTTCCACAATTAATTTACATAGGATAATGAAATTAACAGATTTGCTGAATGAGATCCAATTTTATATGTACCAGACTCTGGTGTATGTAGAATTTAGTGATACAACAAATATAACAGATATTGCACAATTAATCAGAAGCGTGAAATACGTAACGGTTGTAAACAATAAGACAGACAAAGAAGATTTAGAACCAAGAGGCTTACTTGAAATCAAGGTAGTGACCACCAAACCCGGTCAGCAGACTTTTGAAGAAGTGAGAGCAGAAGCTCTAAAGCTAATACCTGAATTGAAAAAATTCAAATACAGCACCAAGCAATTACATAAAATAGAGGATCTATAATGAGTTTATACGGAGAAGCGAGAGACATAAGTATGTTCAGGCACGTCAACCGCGAGTTGATGCGTAACATTATTTCTCAGCAGGTTGTCTTCTATAAATGCAATATCACAGAAACCAAGACTAATATGTACGGTGAAACCACCGGAGGAAGAATCTACGATGAACCTTTATTAATTTACTCTTTAATTGAAAGAGGAGATCAAACGGCACCCATCCAAGATGAATTAGTAGGATTTAACTGGCCGGTTACTTTTAGATTCCTAAGAGACGACTTAGTGGAAGCTAATGTAGTTCCGGAGATTGGGGATGTGGTGATGTGGCAGGATGCTTACTGGGAGATTGACAATGAGAACATCAGTCAATTATTTGTCGGAAAAGACCCAGACTATCCTTATAATGATTCTACAGGAACAAATCCTTTAGAGACAGACTTAAATAGATTTGGATACAATGTATCAGTAATCTGTACTGCACATTATGTACCGGCAGACAGAATAGGAATTGACAAACAAAGATTATAATGGCAAAAGGAAGAAAACCAATACCTAAAACTCAGAAAGAGATCAGCAATTCTCTTGTGACTCCTTATGATCAAAGGCAGGGAAATCCTAATGATGCACAGCCGGATAAAAATAACAGAGCATTACAGACTTCCTGGAAAGGAGATACTACCAAACCATTCACTGTAGGACTGCAGGATATTGATGAAGCAATTTTTTATTATTTTGAGAATGTAATCAAACCAACAGTTACTCAGAATGGAGAAAATCTTCCAGTTCCTGTTCTATATGCATCACCGGAAAAATGGAAATCATACCAGAAAGACGGTTACTTAAGAGACCTAAAAGGGTCTTTAATGGCTCCTTTAGTTATCTTTAAAAGAGAAAGTATAGATAAGAATAGATCAATAGCAAATAAATTAGATGCTAATAATCCTCACAACTATGCAATCACTCCTAAAAGATACTCTTCAAGAAATGCATACTCAAGTTTTGACGTTTTAAATAACAGAAAACCTGAGAAAGAATATTATGCAGTTGTAGTTCCGGATTATATTACAGCCACTTATACTTTTGTGATCTTTACTTATTATGTAGAGCATCTTAATAAAATAGTAGAAGCAATTCAATACGCATCTGATTCTTACTGGGGTAATCCTGAAAGATTTAAATTCAGAGCAATGATTGATTCTTTTGGATTTCAAACCCAATTAAATGAAAATAGCGAAAGAATAGTTAGAAGCACTTTTACAGTTAAATTAAATGGGTATCTAATCCCAGACACTGTTCAAAAGAATGCAACTGCTATTAATAAATTCTACGGAAAAGTAAGACTTGACTTTAGTTTAGAAGGAGTTGATTCACCAGGTGGAGTAGGGACAGGAACTCCTACTTTATTCACTCAGCAGCCACAGCCTCCGGTTTATCAAAGTCAACCAGATCCGGCAGTAGTATCAACCCCGGGAGTAAAAGCAGGAACAACCCCGACATCATTCTCAGATGTACCGGCACCGATTCCGGCTACTACACCAACTTCATCAGTAGCACCAACAAGTAGTCTCTACGATCCTGATTATCAAGCAGTATTAACTTATGCTACAACACAAGGGTATACTCTACCTTCTTTATCACAGAGAGCATTACAAGACCAGGTAGTCCGTACTTTAAAATCCGGATCAATTTGGAGTGAACTAGATTTATTCTATATGTTTGCAACAGACGGAGATTCAGACTTTGCAACATTAAACTGGAAGAATCCTTCAGCTTATAAAGCATCTAAAGTTAACAGTCCAACCTTTACGTCAAATATTGGATTTACCGGTAACGGTGTGAATGCTTATTTGAATACAAACTGGAATGCAACTATAGGTCCTAAGTTTACCCAAAACAGCGCATCTCACGGTGTTTATACAAACGACATAGATCGAGGGTATAATATACTTGTAAACACCGGATTACATGGAGGAGGTAGTGGTCCTTATAATATGTTAAATATTTGGTACGATGGAAACAATGAAGGATTTTATATCAACCAGTCTGCAGCAATTACCACAATACCAAACACCGGAACCTTCAGAGCAGCAACACGGGTAGGAGAAGATGCATCAGCGTGGAGAGATAACGGTAAAGTATCAGCTACCACCGTTTCCCAACCACCTACAAGCAGCCCTATCTACATTATGGCAAGAGGCGTACCAGCACCACAGTGGTTTGCCCCTAGCACTGTTGAATTTAAAGCTGACTTCTGGGGAGGATATTTAACTGCAGCACAGACAAATACTCTCTACACTACAATTAAAACTTATTTAGAGTCTATCTAGCCAGTATTTTTTTTGCAGTAAGAATAGCTATTTATATTAGACTATTTAACTAACTTAATAAAAATGGGAGAAACATTAATATCACCAGGTGTACTTGCAAGAGAGAATGACTCTTCATTCATCACCCAACAACCAGTAACCGTAGGTGCAGCAATCATTGGACCTACCGTATTAGGACCTGTAGAAGTACCTACAGTTGTAACTTCATACAGCCAGTTCCAAAATACTTTTGGTACCACATTCACAAGCGGAAGCGGTGTTTATACCTACTTCACTTCAATTGCAGCTTATAACTACTTCGCAAACGGCGGAGAATCTTTATTAGTAGCAAGAGTTGTTAGTGGATCTTACACATCAGCAACTACCTCAGTTAGCGGAAGCAGCACTTCTGGATCTGTAGTATTCGAAACACTTTCTAAAGGTGCTCTTATGAATAACTCAGGATCTGAGACAGGCGGTGCTTTAGCAAGCGGATCTGCAGACAACGTAAGATTACAAATCGTAAATTCAAATACTTCTTCAGGAACATTTGATTTACTTGTAAGACAAGGAAACGATACAGCAAACACTCCTACAATTCTTGAAACTTGGACAGGCTTAACATTGGATCCATTCTCTCCTAACTATGTTGCTAAGGTGATTGGAGATCAATCATTCACATACGCTTCTTCAGGAACAAGCTACTACTTAGAAGTAACAGGATCTTACCCGGTAAATTCTAAATACATTAGAGTAAAATCTGTAGTAAATCCTACACCTAACTACTTTGATAATACAGGAACTGCAAAGGCAGCTTACACTCCTTACATTCCGGTTAACGGCTCAAGCTCATTCGCAGGAGCAGTAGGTGGAATCATGGCAGGTGCACAGTACTACAATAACATCACAGACGGTAACAAATCACAAGGTATTCCTAGTGGAAGTTACGATAATATGATCAACTTGTTATCTAACCAAGATGATTATAAATTCAACGTATTGTTAACTCCTGGGTTATTTAACTCTTTACATACTTCTCAAGCATCTTCTATCATCAACAATACTCAAAACAGAGGCGATAGTATTTATGTTTTAGACTTAGTACCTTATAATTCACAAGTTAGCACAGTATCAGCTCAAGCAGCTTCAAGAAATACTTCTTATGCAACTTCATACTGGCCTTGGTTACAAATCTTAGATCCAGATTCTGGACAACAGGTTTGGGTTCCTGCTTCTACTTTAATCGGTGGTGTTTATGCATTTAACGATTCAGTAAGCGAGCCTTGGTTTGCACCAGCAGGTATCAACAGAGGTGGATTAGGAAACGTGATTAGAGCTGAGAGAAAATTAGCACAATCTGACAGAGATACTTTATATAGTAACAAAGTTAATCCAATTGCTACCTTCCCAGGAACAGGAGTTGTGGTTTACGGTCAGAAGACATTACAACAAAAAGCATCTGCTTTAGATCGTGTGAATGTTAGAAGATTGTTGATTGCTTTAAAATCTTATATTTCTCAAGTTGCTAATAACTTAGTATTTGAACAAAATACAGTTGCAACTAGAAACAGCTTCCTTGCACAAGTTAATCCTTACTTGGAATCAGTACAACAACGTCAAGGTTTGTATGCATTCAAAGTAGTAATGGATGATTCTAACAACACTCCTGATGTAATCGACAGAAACCAAATGGTAGGACAAATCTACATTCAACCAACTAAGACTGCAGAATTTATCTACTTGGATTTCAACATTACTCCAACCGGAGCTACATTCCCAGCTTAATTTCTAAATCGTTAATATTTATAACTAAATAAGACAATGGCAATTTTAACATCAGACGAAATATTCTTCACCGCATTTGAACCAAAAGTTCAGAACAGGTTCATCATGTACGTAGACGGTATTCCTGCTTATATTATTAAAGGGGTATCTGGATTAGGATTTGAACAAGGTGAGATCATATTAAACCACATCAACGTTTACCGTAAGATTAAAGGTAAGTTGAGATGGAACGATTTAAACTTAACATTATTTGATCCTATCACTCCTTCAGGAGCACAGGCAGTAATGGAATGGGTTCGTTTACACCATGAATCAGTTACCGGCCGTGATGGTTATTCTGACTTCTACAAGAAAGATGTTGTAATTGACATCGTAGGTCCAGTAGGTGATGTAGTATCTGAGTGGGTTATCAAAGGGGCATTTATCAAGAATGCAAACTTTGGGGACTTAAACTTCGATAACGATTCAGCTGCACAAAATATTACCATGACTTTAGGAATGGATTATTGCGTATTGAACTATTAAACTAGACATAAACTTAAAAGAAGGCCCTCCTATTTATATAAGAGGGCTTTTTTATTATATGAAACTCACCACCATACTCCAGGAAGTAATTCTACCTTCAAACCTAAAGACACTTTTAGGTAAACTAAAAGATAACGGTTATACTGTTCTAGGTTCCGGAGATAATGGTATAGCACTTCAAAAAGGAAATCAAGTACTGAAGTTAACTACTGATATTGATGAGCTAGAACACGCTGAGAAACTTTTAAACCATAGTTTTACAAGCATAATACCTATCAAGAAAGTAGAAATCCTTGGACCTAAGTCAGGAGTGATAGAAATGGTGGATGCACAGCCTTTAGCTTTAACAGAAAAAGAAGAACTAGCTTCAAATAGTGCTAAAGCAGAAGATTACCTAATATATGGTAAAGAATTAAGCGATAGCCTTTCAGATAAGCTAAAGCAGTTCTTAATTAACTTAAAAGAAGCTTTTACAAAATCAGGAATTGATCCAGCAGAAATTGACTGGTCTCCAAACAACATTATGAATTATAACGGAAATTATGTCTTAGTAGACGTATAAAACGTATTTCTTATATATTTATAATAGAATAGTTACAACAAACCAGTATATGACAGACTTTAAATTCCCAACCGAGGTTATTGAT